GCAATCGGAGCCGGAGCAATCGGAGCCGGAGCAATCGGAGCCGGAGCAATAGGGGCAGGGGCAATCGGAGCCGGAGCAATTGGGGCAGGAGTGTAGTCACCTACATATCCTTGGCTGAGCATCCAATCGATATCGCCCTGGGACACTGCTCCTGTGGCAAGCAGCTCGTCAGAACCTACCTGATTGGTGTTGAACCAGTTAATCTTCTTGTATGGGTCGTAGGTGCCCCAGTCCGAAGGCAGCAGCGAAAAAAGGTCACGCTCGGCCATATCAACCCGTCAAGTCCCAGAAGGTCAGAGAGCCCACGGCATCGCCTGTGGTTGCGCCCGACACAGTTCTGATTTGGATGGTGTAAATGTCGCTGACTCCGGCAAGCGATGAGCCAAGCTGCAAGTCCCAGTTATACCCTGAGGGATCTGCAAGTGGGTTTGTACCACCGCTGCCGCTGGAAGTCACGTAGTCTGTCTGAACAATCGTCCCACCTGTGACTGCTGTGGCCGAGGTATCCATCTCGACGTTGTTTGAAGTCGTAGCACCCCAGGACGCGCCTGTCAGCGTGGCATTCTTTACTAGGGCCACCTCGTAACTTTGCGAGGTTGTCGGCAGCACCTGAACCCGCTGCGGCAGCACCACTGCCCCAAGCCGTGTGGACTTGAGTCGAATGGAGACCAAGGGTAGAAATGTAGATCCAATAGTTGCAAGTGCTGTGGTGCGCCGCGCCACATGCCCAAACGAATACTGCTCATACCCACCCTCAGAAACCACCGAGGAGCAGATCTGCTTGAGCGTACCAGCTACAGCAACGGACGAAACAATCTCATAGCGCACTGGCAAGATGGCCGTGCTCATGTACACCGTCGTGATGTCGTTGGCATTTTCAAAAGTGTGGCAGACAATATACTCGCCATTGATGATGAAGCCGCACCGAACAGATCCGACGCCCAGCCATTCAAAGTCCATCCACAGGATCTGGGCCTTGGCGGGGTCTAGGGTGTACCCTGATGCTCCGGTGCCATCGAGCTTGTCGCCATTCCAGTTTGCTTGGTTGACTGTGCGGACATCACTGGGTGTACCGGGGGTGGGGATGGAGTTAGACCGTAGGACGAACGAGTAAACACCGTCCACCTTCTGGAAGAACACACCGTTTTGTGTGTTGTAGTAGCCCACACGCTGGGTCAGCCCCGTGTTCAAACTAGCGTCCATCGTGAACGTAGCAAGCACCAACAGACCCTTACCCGGCTGGTAAGGAAAAACTCGATATGTCTGCTTGATCACCGAACCGACACCACCAGCGGTGACGGACATATTGACGGAGGCTTCGTTGGTTACGTATGTAGCACTGCCCGTCCCGGTGGTGGTTGTATCGAACTGAGCATCTGCTTCGTAGCGTTGCTGGGAGTCAAAGAGTGTGTAGGGGGCACTGATACGCAACCGCCCAAAAGCATCGACGTTGGTGCCACCGATGGAGATCGGCACTGGGCTGTTGGTAGTTGCCACGATTTGCCCTAACAATTGATCGAGCTGATTAAAGTACAGGCGTAAGATGTTTATCAAATTCTCAAAATACGCCCGATCATATTCTCCTGTCGGCTTTGGCAAAGCAGGAGCAACAAACCTCTTAATAATCGTGGCCCATATAGTCATGACTTACGCCCATCTGGCCGAATATCCAGGCGACATGCTCCAAGTTGCCACTGCACCCCCAGTGCATCTGAGGATATTTTGATTGACATCTGCCTACCACGAACCCGTATGTTTACTTGTTGTGTAAACTGCTCAATAGGTACAGTTGCAACACGGGCTATTGCAGCGTTATCAGTCCCCCCAACAGACGCTGGCGAGTTGTACCCAGAACCGGAGTTTTGGAGAGGTAATAACGTGAGCGTGGCACTGGGGTTCAAAGCTGAAGACCCCCGGAAAGTAATGTCTGGCAACACTCGCCACACAAAGCCAAAACGATCCCCGTCGTCAATATCAAATTCAGAAGACGTAATGTACGATACTATGGGGGCGGGAGTACCCGCCAAACTATCATCTACACCAAACTCATGGTAAACAAGTCGGTTGCTTGAGGCTGCAATAGGGTAGTCACTTGTCACGTTTGCATCTACCCAGGCATTACGGTTCATAGTCCCATAGTACCAAGCCTTCTCAGCGTAGTTGTAAATTACATACCTATCTATTTCTGTACTGTTTGCAGAGCAGTAGAACCACCAAATTTCATTAAACTGCTCCACCGTGGAAGCAAAAATCTGCTGGTTTTGGTTGTAGTTAAAGTCGCTAAAAATGTATTGACGAACATCGCATTCCAGCGTGTTTACACGCCCGTCGTACATATAAAACTTCTCTTGCCCCATCCAATAGGTTACACCTGCTGCAACCGCCCAGGCACGGTCACTGAAGATAGAGACATTGTCCGTAAGGAGTTGTGATCCCCAAACAATTGGGGGGCCGAGATACTGCAATGAGTACAAGGAAGTGTCTGTCCAGACTAGGATTTCTTGGCGAACCTGTCCAACTGCAACGATCTCAGATCCGTGGGATAGGCGCAAACTACCCGCTTGGTTGGTTGCTGCAGGTGCCCAATTAACTGCGCTTTCTTGATCTGACCAACGAATCAACATCGGATCTTGTGCGGAAGATCCGTAATCATTGCAACCAAACGCTAACACAAAACGAGAAGCGTCCGAAACCAGCATGTGGTTTTGTATCACCGGAACTTCTGTGGCTCCAGACAAAGAACTGAGTGAAACGCCGCGATTAAGCAGACCGCTTGAAGCGTCCCAGTAGTACAGACCCCCACCAATAGGGCCAAAAATAAGGTCTTCACCAAAGTTTTGGTGGTTCCATACACGGAACTCTTTTACATTAGTACTGCCAGATCCCCAAGTGCCGCCACCCCAAGTCCCTGTACCCCAACCGGAAAGCGGATACTGTATGTCCCCTCCAGTGTTTACTTGGTAATCGGCAGTGACGGTGCCACCACCACCGGGTGGATTAAGAACTGTAGACCCTGCGTTACTACCAGCGTTGATCGTGTAAGTATTGTCGTCGATAACAGTAATTACATACTCACCAGAAATAGTGAGCCCTCCAACGACAGAAGCACCCGTATACGTAACGTAATCCCCGGACAAAGCACCGTGGGTCAAATCCGTAACTGTAACGGTGGGAGATCCTGACGTGGTTGCAAAAGGGTTGGTAAGAACAACAGTCCTACGAATGGGGGTAATGTCATAGTAGACATTCCCAAAAGCAATGTAGTACTTTAAGTTTGTGCCTACACCCAGCAACCCTGAGTAGGAAAATGTAGACCACGGCCACAAGGCACGGCAAATGCCAAGGTATGTGTTTGTAGAGTACGGCTGCCACCCACCAATTTTTTCCGGCGTGCCCTGACGAAAACGAATTTTGTCCCCGTCATACCAACCGCCTTCGTTGGTATACCGTGTGTTCTCCCGGTTGATACCGGGCTTTGGCAGGATTTTTTTGAGCGGCATAGTTACCCCAGCAGCGCCGCCTCTGCGGCTCTACGCTTGACCAGACCGGGCAGTACACGCCCGCCACCGCGCACCCACAGAGCCAACTGTTCTTTGGCCCCTTCCCAGTCTAGCGCACGGAGCTTGCGCCGCAGGGTGGAGGTCTGCAGTCTACCGGAGCCAAGGTTGTAAGTGAAGTCAGCGATGGCGCAAAACTGCCGCCACTGCCCGTTTTGTACACTCCACGCAAAAAGTTCTGGGCACTGTCGCATTACCGCTGAAGCACAGACTCGGCGTAGTTCATCCATGAGCCAAAGGTCCGCGATTTCCCGCGTAATAGGCGGGTCGTCCATCGTGACCTTTTTGCCCGAAGGCTTGTAAACAGTCCCCCAACCGATTGTGGGATAGCCAGCAGGGCAGATGTACGGGTAAATAAGTCCGTCACTGCCTACACGATGTAAGCCTTCAAACTGCTTACAAAGCGCTACAGCTATATCCAAATTCACGCAAGCCCCCGCTGCTTCAAAGTCCTATCAAGAAACCAGTAGTTGATGGTGCCTGCAACCAGGGCAGCAAAGTCGGCGGTCATCATGGTCTTGAATACTTGCTCAGGCGCAGCGCCAGACAACCAAGCGTTCCACGCAAACCACACATGCACAAACGACCAGACAAACAAAATCCAATAAGTCACTACAGGTCGAACGCTAGCGCTGAGTGAAGCAACCCATCCGCCCGCAGCTTTGACCATCTCGCCCTGCTGATCCAGCGCCGACTTGAACGCATCCAGCACGCCGACATCCACAGCCATGCCGTGCTGAGCGCCAATCTCCTGCAACTTCTGCGCCCCGCGCATCTGTTCCAGTTGGCACTGCTGCTCAAACATCTTGAGTTCATGCAAGCGCTCGTTCTTGCGGTCTAGAAATTTGAGCACCTCGGGAGCAAGGCGAAATAATCCGCCGAGCAAAGAACCGAGGACGCCGCCGCCAATAAGATCAATCATGCTGAATCCTCAGAAAAACGCCAGCAAGTTGCCTTGGCTACTTGGGAAGTTGAACGTCCAGTTCACATTGTTGCCTGCGTTTGTTGAGTTGACCGCGTAAAACGTGTTTGTTGGGGACGCGTTTGAATCCTTAACAGATACGAAATTTGAAACAGTCAAACCACCACCAGCTTTGGTCAAGTTAAACCTGCTACCTGCAGATGCGCTAATAATGGTAATGATATTACCCGCCGTGCCGTTCACGTCCCAGTTTGTAACTGTAGTAGTTTGCCCGTTGGTAAACCGCAGTGTATAGGCATTAGACTTGGTACTGGAGATAGTATTAAACGTGTTGTTGCCGGTAATTGCAACTGTCGAAGCACCAGTGGAGCCACTTACCAAAAACCTGTAATAAGTTTGGCCCCCACCGGCAAAAGTATATGTTGACGCTGCAGAAGCAGCAATTTCAATCGTGGAAGTTTCAGTAAACAGTGACCCACTAACATAATTCCAGCAAGTACCAGAATTGGTCAACCGCCAAGTGCCTGAACCCATGTAAACTGTTAAGCTATCCCAATAAAGGGTACTGAGGCTAACATCAACATAAGCACAAGTAACATTTTTGCCGTTGGTTACAAAAACTCCACCATTCAGAATTAAATCTGATACTAAAGATAAATCTCCAGCCAACGTATAATTACCACCAATATAAGCGTAGTATATTTGCTTGGTAGCTGTATTTATTGTATTAGATCCTGCACCAAGAAATAGTATTTGGTAAGTGTTATGTGTAAAAGTTAACGCAGAGCTAAGAATAAAACTTTTGTATACGTTTACAGGAGCTGATAATGTCAATACCCTAGCGCCACAGGCGGAAGCGTCTACACCGCCAATATTTGCAACATTGAAACTATATGTGCCAGGGCCAGTTAAGGCATCAAAAACAGCGGTATCTTGTGGGAGGGGTACAGAAGCGCCCGTCGCGCCACCAGACGTAGTAGACCATACTGCAGTGCTAGACCAATTTCCTGGGGCAACTGCGTAACGAGTAACTGGGGCGGGAAAATTGATGTCCGAGTTATTACCTAAGTCGCCCGCCCGTCGTGTAGTTAACGCCCAAGGCACTGCAGCACCGTTGGCGTCAATGTCCCTAAAATCAGTATCCTGTATTGACACTGTTGCGGCGTTTATGCCTCGTTGAACATTACGCAAATTGCTGTAAATAAAATTCCTATTTTGAACACTCGTGCCGTTGCTTGTGAAAGTGCCGGATACGGTGATATTTGCAGACAGCTCAATTTGTGTATATGCCGAGCTTGGTACTATGGATAAATTATTAAATGTGGTTGCAACAGACAATTGGTTAAAGGTTACAACGCTATTATTGATAGTTACGTTGTACAACGTATACGGCCCACCCGAGGGTATTTGCAAAGCACCATCGACTGTTATTGACGATGTGCCAGCGTTTATAGTGCCGCCCGATACATACAAAGAGTTGCACGTTATTGATGAGGACCCCAATACTGTAGTACCACCTGTAATGGCAAACTGCCCGCAAGATATGCTGTAGTTATTTGTGGTAAATGTTCCGTTGTTTATTTGTATTGGTGCAGTATTGGTTAAGGCATCTTGAAGCGTCCAACCACCGCCAGAACCAATAAATATTAGCGCGGAAGCAGCAACACTTTTACCATTTGTGGTGATTGTCTTTCCAGAAGTGGTGGCGGCAAACACCAGACTGCTTCTTGCAGACCATGTCATGCCAGCAGATACAACCAAGTTACCATATATAAATATTTCCGGCGTGTTTGAAACACTAAAGATTGTGCCGGTGAAGCCGGTAAAGTTTAAGTTATTGCAGTTAGCGTTGACTGTTGCAATCGTTACCGTACCAGCACCTGAAGCCGCGTCAAAGAAGACGTTGTCGGCTGAAGTAGGCACCGAAGCGCCGCCAGCACCACCGGAAGTGGTGGCCCATTTAGTACCTGCGGTTCCATCCCAGTTGGCGGTACCGCCAACCCAATAACGGTCTGCCATTTAGGTCTCCGAGGCGATGCCAACTACGTCCCAGTACCCAGCATCCGAGTTGTACATGCAGCCGACGTAGATAGTCTTGTTGATCGTGGTGGTTGTAGGCAGCACCGTACCAATCACTCTGTACCCACCCAGTGCAGTTGTCCAAGTAATCGTTCTGGAAGTCCCGTTATCTTTGATGCGCAGAATTAACTTCTGTCCGTTGACAGGTGTACCTGATGGTGCGGCAATCGTGGGGTTGGTCGCTAGCGCAGTGACTGTGTAAACGTCACAAGTATCCGCAGTGGGGGTGATCGTAGTCGCGCTTGCAATCGTGTCAACGCGGGGGTTGACCCGTTTGTTTGTCAGCGTTTCTGTCCCGGCCAACGTGGTTAGCGTGCCCGTAGTAGGCAACGTAATTGACGTGGTGTTTGTCGCTGTCAGCGTTACGCCAAAAGCACCGACCGTGGTAAACGCATTGGCAAAGGTAGCGTTACCCCCCAAGGACAACGTAAACCCACCGATAGTAAAACTACTCAGGTTGGTGATGGCGTCTACAACATTTGTGCCATTGCAGTACAGCGCCATCGTTTTGCCGTTAGGTACGGTGATCCCTGTACCTGACAGCGTCTTTAGGGTCAGTGCGTGACCCCCGGTGACGTTGTTGTAGAGAAAATACAACTTACTGACTGAAGGGCAGATGACGTTTCTTGCCGCTCCGGGAGAGCCGGTAGCCACAATGAACATCTTTCGGGCTTCGTTTACCGCGCCATCAGTGTTGGTCAGCGTGTAGTTTGTAGCACCGATAGTAATGTTGGCTGTCCCGGCCACCGCATCATCCACTAGCTGCGTAATGCCGGTATTGACGATGTTCCCCCAGGTGCCGGAATTCTCTCCCGTGGCGGGAAGTGTCAATTTTAGAGACGTGGTATAGGTTGACGGCATGATTTACCTTACGCGAAACGCAAAAGCGCCGTGGTGGCAGTGGGCGTTGGTAGTTGCACTGTGAAGTTTGGACCCGCAACCTTGTCCGCACCAAAGTCCAACACAGCAATAGCCCGGTCAGCCTTGGAGGTGTTGTAGATCAGTGCCCCACGGGCCGTGAAGCTCACGCCAGTCCAGGCAGGGTTGTCAAACGTACAGTAGGCAGTTGTGCCAGAGAGCAGGACTTGCACGTTCGTGAGAATCACGCCCCCTGCGGTGTAGTTTGTACCAGAGACCTCGCCCGTGGTCGTGTAGACCGTGGTGCCAGCACCAAGAGAAGCGGCGCTCGTATAGAGCGCCATCTTCAGAACATCGGTATCCAGATCATGGATACCCAGCCATGACTCCTGTTTGAACGAAGAGCATAGCGTTTGCACCAAGGCCATTTAGATCACCTGTGTTCGTACCTGCCCACTGCGGTAGGCGTCCTGGCGGTCCTTACCATCACCCAGATTCTTCAGCAACGTCAGCGACTGCACGTACTGCTTGTCTACATCGGCCACGATGTCAGGCTCCTGCTTCATGAACCGAGCAGCCTCGACCAATACCGCGTTGAACAGCACGGAGTCAAAATTGTCACCCAGCCATGTGTTGGTGGCCGTGACGATGCTCTCGGGGTAGTAGAAGTAGTTCAGTTCAGCAGACAGCAGCGGCGATATCGGCGGCGTGGGGCCGAACAAGAACCGCTGCACCAGCGGCGTGGTGGTGCCGTTCAGGGCGTAGTATTTCGGAGTCCCAGTTACTGCAGGGTCGGGGTACGCCTCACGGATGAAGTTCACATCCTTGTTCAGAAGGAACTCGTAGCTGCCCGTAGCCAGCACCACCGCAAGGCTGTAAGCCGCCAAGAAGTCCGTGGGTGCGTTGACGTTCTGCCCTGTCAGAGACAGCGTTGAGGTCTTGCGCAGCGTGGGGAGTTGGACCGCGTTGTAAATGCGCTGCTCTGCCAACTTCGTCATTGTGGCGAAGTCAGTCGCCGAGAACGTGTTCTCGACGTAATCCTCGCAGGCGGTTTTCAGGCTTTGGTAGTCGATTTAAGCCACCATTTCCAAGGTAAACTTTCGTTGTACCTTGCCTTTCTGCTTAATAGCATTATTAACGGTTGTTTTTAGCACACCCAAAAACTCCGCCGCATGCTTTTGACTCAAAAAGGAAATTTGCAGTTCCGGACAGTATACAGGTTTCCATTTTGCGCGAGCCGCTTTTTCTACTGAAGCACGGGGCATAATACGCCCCATACTTGCCAAAGCCCTCTTAGCCCTAACTTCTGGTCGCGTATTAGCTTGGCGCAGCCCCTCAATTCGTTTTGCTCGTATTTCAGGACTCTGCCATGTCTGTGTAGTTAGCTCAGCCCTCTGGGCGGTTCTTGCTTCCGTTCCATTGGCAACTCGCGTCTTCTTTATATGCCCTTCCCATCTCTGAGACGAAACGCGAAGCCCGCGCTGTCTTAACACTTCATACGGTACAGCGGGCCTAACTGCGCGTTTAAGGCTTTCTACAGTTTTTGCTTTCCATTCAGCATCAGCCCATCTACGCTTCGCCGCTTCAGAGCGTGCCGCGCACTCCTCAGCGCTTACTTTTCTTGGGCTTCCAGCGCCGCCGCTTGTTGCATTAAGGATAGGCTTAAACGTTGCTATTAGTGCTTTTTCTGCACTGTTGAGCGCGGCTTTGTCAAATGCAACAAACATTTCGCGCACATCAAAAGCATCTTTACCATACTTTGCAATGTTGTGCGAAACATTAAATTTTGGGTTTTGTGCGGAAATACAGTGCGCGTACCAACGTCTTGTAACAGACTTAATAGTCTGTCCCACATACTGCTCTCCAGTATGTTGGTTGGTTAGTAAATACACACTGCCGTACCGCACAACTTACCTCACGCCATCGGCCCACGGGACATGAAGCCACGCGTAGCAGCACCAGACCCACGCTGTTTGATACCAGACGTCTTGGCCTTTGGAGCAGCTTCCTTGGAGAAGTTGCCCACCACCATGCAGATGTCCCGAGGGTTCTCGGCTTCTTGGGGGTATGCCTGCTTGGCAGGTGGCAGTTGTTTGATCTTGCCCATGATGTCAGCCCGTCTTCTGGTTCATGGCGCGGGAAAGATTCTTCCCGTACTTCATGCGGTCGTCGGTGGTCGGACCGCCCTTTTTGAAGCCCTTGCTGTGCATGGCCTTCACGTGCTTGCCAACTTCTTCCTTGGCAACCTTGCGCATTGCTTTTTCCATCATCGCTCCTTAAGCGGTAGATACCGCGACTGTACCAACATATCCCACGCCGACCAAGCTATTCGGCGTCAAGGGCGCATCAAAACCACTGGACCCACCCACCGGAGCCCAGCCCCACTCAATCACGCGACTGCCTTCACCAATGGTCCCAAGAGCAGTTTGGCCTGAGGCATACCAAGTGTTCGTGTCTGGACGAGGATCACGTATGGCCTGCGGGTCGCTGACCGGGTACATACCAAGCTGCAACTGTGGGTGATCTGGCGTCCAGCATTGAGGACACGCCTTGATCTGAGTCTGCTTGGTCTTTACTGTCAGGTTCTTGAGCTTCTTTAGGGTAAAACGAAATCCGCAAAGATCGCAGAAGCCAAAACTTT